CAGCTGGATCTTTGTACCATTGAGTGTTACTGTAAACAGTTCCATAACTGGTCATCCACTTTTCTAAACTATTGATAGTGGCCAACAATGACACTTGCAAATAAATTACATCATCAACTGTGGTGTAGGTAATTTGATATTTTTGTGTGAGATCAGGGTTATCAATAAAAACCAGTGTGCGATTGTTTAAATTGGTTGTGCCATCGATGCCACCAGTTGCCACAATAAAATCAAGCAAGGGTTGACCATTGATATCATCGTATGCTAATTCAGTCACTAGATCGATGGTACCAATACTGGTTAAGTTGTAATAAAAACTTTGTGCATCTTTAAGTGGTGCATTGAATATTACAGTACCAGAGGTTTCGCCGTTGTTGGTAACACCATAAACATCTCTACTGCTGATGTTTGGAGTAGCAGGTATTTGCCCTGATATGCCGGGCGCTGACTGTATCCAAAATTCATCAGTGACTTGGAAAGTGTAACTGCCGCCGCGTACCAATTCGATTACTGGGTTACTACCATTGACTCCTGAAAAATTATAAGCATTATTGTTTGTTGTGACTACAAAATTATCAGTTGTGGCGATTCCAGTGGAAGCCACATCCACAGCATCAGGACCACCGGGTACCCAGTAGTACTGACTAAAATTAATAAATGTATCAAAGTCAACAAACGGATCCCAAGTGTAGTATTCGCTTGAATAAAGTCTATCAGGTCGGCCACCATCGCCACCTTGAAAACTTACAGCGTCGTTAAGTCCAGGATAGGTAATGGCATTTTTAATAGTGTCAGTATCTGGCACCAAACTAACAACACCGGGTTCAAGTTGGTAGTCGGCTCGAATTTTCGTAGGTTCAACCACATACTTGTCGTTGGGATTGATACCAGGACCCACTGTGCGTCCAATAAAGCCTTGTGTTTTTCTAAAGTTAGGCTCTTGAATCAGTTGATCAAGGGTGGCAGCCAAAAATTGCTTGTTGGCATCGGTCTGAAAAATCTCAGGAAGAAAATCTACACTACGTGTGTTGGCCATCAAATAACTCCGCTGCCAGGTGCGGTACGCAAGTTGGTACTGGTCAATGCTTCAATCACTTCAATGTTGTTGATAGTAGCACCGTTAACAAATATTTCGTTTGGCGCTGAACGTATTTCGTACAAGTCGCCAAAATACTTTTGACTGTTAAGCGGTACTAGCACTACAGAACTAATGATAGTTCCAAGTTCTCTATGCAGATATGCGGCAAGTTCTGAGAAGTAAAATGTATCTCCAAAGTTCCATATGTCGATTGAGAAATATGTGTTCATTGCGGCAACCACACTGCTCTTAATTTCACTTGTGCTGGCTGTGGATCCTTGCGCCCGGATTACTTTGATCGTGGCACGTAATTCTTGCGCGGCCTTTTCACCAAACAATGGCTTGAATACAACCGAATTCAAAATAATATTATCGCTAATCATTTTATAATTTTGTAAACCTTGGTATTCAGTTGATAATTCATCAATGGTAGGAACATCTGGTTCAACTACGGTTCCTGTAGTGTCACGGATCCAATTTTGATATGCAGTATAGTAACTCAAAGTCACAACATACAAGTCAATAATGTTGGTTGTGCCTGGATCAATGCGTGTGGTCAATGGTGCATTGTGACGATATTGATAGTACAATGCCTGACGTCCAGTACGTGCAATCCATTCGCTGGTAACATTAATTAACGTTCTTGCGCCAGTGACACTTATAGACAACTGATAGAATGCTAGATCAGTATAGGCATAGAAAACTTGTCCGGGGGTCCAAGCACTCTTTTGTAATTCAATTTCATCATAGGTGCCGTAATCACTAGTAACTACATCAGGTTCTACCAATAGATAACGTTGTAGATTGTCAAAGTCCACTGTCTTTTGCAGGTAAACATATTTCTGTGTGGAATTGACAGTGGGTGCCACTATTTCGTTAAAGAAATCGGGATTATCTGGCACGCCATCATTATCACTATCGCGATAACCAACCAAGACCTGGAAGTCGTCGACGTATCCATCACTCTCCACAGGTTGTCCAGTAATGGTCATTGTGATATCGCCAGGCAAATGATCTGTAGAATCAGGTCTAGTATTCACTGCCAACACATTGATAAAGTCTTTGATCACTGTGCCTGTGCGGCTGTCATAAATTTGTCCACCGTCATAGTAAAAGAAACGTGTTTGTAGCACTGATCCAAAATAATACGCCAGGCCACGGAAGGTAGTTGTGTAGTTTTGATTTTGCACAACAAATTGTATCAACCACGATGAATCCAAATTAGCACCCGACGTGTTGCCAGCATACTGTTGGCTCCATGTGCTATCCTGTGCCAGATTGGTGCTGGTAATCAAATACCATGAGTAAGGAGTACCAGTGATATCACCATTGTTATCGTAGCCCAGTCCAAAGTTTCGATTTAATAAAATTTGTTCAGCAATGCTTTGTTCTATACTCACCGGTAGGTCAGTAACAAATAATGGAATGATTGTGTCAACCAATGCACCAGTTGGTATAAAGTTATTGAGTGCCACTGGACCTGCACCAGAAGGAAGATTACCAAGCCCGTTGTTATAACCACTACCAACTATGCTAAGTGGACTTGCCCAAATTTCTAACTTTTGATCTGCAGAAGTTGGTACACCTGTTTGCAATTTATTGTTTTTGTCAAAGTATTGACCGGCAGGTGGAACAAACTTGATTAAACTGCCCACTGCCACGTACTTGAATGCTGTGGTTGTAGTGGTGCCTACTGGGATAGGAGATCCTGTGGGCCAGGCAATTGAATACACACCGTTTTTAAAGTATCCTGTGGTTTCATTAGCCAGTGTGGTACTTTGAGTCCAACTTGCGCCTGTCACCCAGGTGGTGCCGCCATATGTGGGCAAGGTATTTGCTGTTACTCTAGGAAAGTTTTCATAATAAAACTGTCGCATGGTTGATTGTGCAATGGCTGGCTGGACTTGGTTACTAACAAAGTCAGCAATCTCGTTGCGGTTGGTCCACGAGAACAAGATAGTGGGAAGAATATTTTGTTCCCATAACCCACCATCGCTGCCAAATGTATTTGTACTAGAATATTTGCCTGTATTATCGACCAAGTCTAGATAACGACTTGTGCCAATACTAGCACGGTTTAATGCCTTGCTCTTAACAATGCTGTTGTATTGTGTGTATGGGAAAAGATTGTAGTCTTCGCCATTGACCATGCGATCTTGTGTGTAATAACGTGCAGGAGCACGTTGCTTGATAGCGTCAATGGTTTCACGAGCCTGACTGTTGCTAACTGGTTGTGTTATACCACAGGTGAATGTTAATGTTTCAAGATTACCCAGTCGACTGATGTAACTGATTGGAATTGTTACAGATTGCATTTCCTCAGGATTGATGATGTATTGCAACCCGTTACTTGCGCGAACATACGCACGGAATGTGCCCACTGGAATTTCACTAAAAACACCATCACCAAAAACCATGGTAATCTGATCATTGGTTCTTGAAGTAACTGAATAAATGGGACGCAGTGTTGTGCCCACTTGTTCTGCGCCAGCAGAGTAAATATTTTCAGTATATGCCCATTCACGATTGACGTTGCCAACATTGTCCAATTGAAATAGCCAGCGGTCTTGGTTGTTGATTCCTTCAATATTGATGTTGACTGTGCGGTTGCTGACTTTTTCTGCTAAATTAAAATCTTGATTTTGTAACACACCTTGCTTGAACATAAAAAAGTAGCCAGTATTAGCACTTTGGAACCCCAAACTATCATTACGGAACAACACATTGAATGGTACATTGGCCTGTGGTGGTGGCTCGTACAAATAAGTTTCGCCAACTGATGTAGACGTCATGGCCTCAAACGGCATGCTTACACCATCCACTGTGGCAGTGTAAGGAACCACTGGTAAGTATCCAGGCACTAGATTAATTCCGTATTCGCTAGTGACCACGCCCAAAAGAGTTTGCTTGTTACCCGGACGACCAATTTTTTGTGTATCAACCAAACTGGCATTAATAATTGCTGTAAACTGTTCTTGCCAATCAGGATTTGTTTGATCTGCCCAATTCACTGTGAAATTTGCTAGATTTACACCTTGATAGTCCACAACATTTTCTGTTGTGGAGACTGAAAATACTTTGAGTAGGCCTTGTGCGGCAATGTTACGTTTGGCAGTGTAACTAACCAGGTTGGCCAGGCGCACTACACTGTCGCGGCGTTCTGCTGTGTCTATGTAGTTTTCGCGAGTGTTTAAATCTGTACGGAAGGCCAGTGCCTGTCCCATGAACGCAATAACGTCCAACAAGGCAATGTATTCTGATGATTCAATGTAGTCATTGAATGTTTCTGGGTAGTACAAACGCAGATAATCAACAAAACTTTTGCGCAAAGTTTCAAAATCATAACTTTGAAAGTCTGCTTCGCGATAGGTCTGATAGATCTGTTTCCAATCCTCTACGCCAAATATCGCTGTTTGTCTAGTTGTTTTTGCCATTATACTGAGCCTCTATTGTTTATTTATTGATTTTAAAAACGGCTTAGTTTATACGTAACTCGCGGAACGTTGCTGTAAATCAAAGAAAATACTCAATCGTTGAGCATTATCGCTTGGTATTACCTGCAATTCCAATTCAATCAAGATACCGTTCTCTTGTGGATATACTTGTGTATCACTGATGTAGATGCGTGGGTCGCCGCCGGCCACACGTTGTACTTCTGTTATTATACCAGTTTGTAATTCTTCCAGTTGATTCTCAAACAAGAAGTCCCACAACACTGTGCCATACGCAGGACGACCGGGTAACTGGCCTTGACGTATGTTAAATGCGTTTAAAAGGTCACGTTTGATAAGTGGAAAGTCCGTGAGCGTGAACTTTTTGTACTGATTTTGTGTGTTGAATCCAATGAATGTTTGTGCCATATGGTATTTATGGGTGCTTATTCGCCCTCGCCGCGCCCTTCAATCTTGACCTGTAATGCATTCAACTGTTGTCTTGTCTGTTGAGACAAGGCAGCCCCTGCTAGTACTTTGTCTGCTATGCTACGCAACACATACGGTCCAGCAAGCGTACTTTTTTCTGTTTCTGATAATGAGTTGTATATTTCGCCTAGTTCTGTTGCTTTGGGGGCGCCGTTGATATTGTAGGTGTTGCGTATGGCATCTCGCTCAGAATTTATTGCATCATATTGCGCCTGTGTAATTGTTTGTTGATTTTGTAAAGCTGCTATCTTTTCGAGCAAGGCTTGAAATCCGCGACCCGACGGATTAAGATATTCATTAAGAAACACTGTGGCCTTGTTGATATAATCTGTTACATTTCCTGTGCTGGCCTTGGCTGTGTAACTAGGTGTAGGTATTTTTGGATCACCAACAACTCTGGTGCTGGCCGCATCTAGCGTGGCACGATTTACAGTATCTATCTTGGGCACAGGAACATCTTGTTGTTTGAATGCTGTGGGTATTTTGGTGTTGACCAAGTTTACTGCAAATGCACCATCACGAACTGCGCTACTAAAGGCCGCTTGTGTTGCTCCTGTTGCGTCCCCCGGAATAGGTAGTCCTTTAGCAAATGCTTCAGCATTGGGCAAACTTTTTGCGGCATTCAATGCCATACCAGCAATACCTTGACTTGATAAGTTTTGTACCGGCACTCCCACTGCACCTAATCCTGCTACACCTTTGGTCATAAGGTCCTGTTGTATCTGACTCTGTTTGCTGGGATTACCCAGCAAATCAGTTGCACTTTTAATACCATCTTTGCCGGTCCAAGCCGCTGGACTAGCAACCACTTTAGAAAATAAACTGGCACCTTGTGCGGCCAAGGCTGCCACACCAGGTTTGACAAATCCTGCTGTTTCCAATTGTTTTAGATCAAATCCAAATGATCCAAGACCCTTGGTATTACTAACGGCATCTGATGCTTGACCTGTCAAATTCTTTGCCTGTGCCAGCACACCATTTACTTCGGGTATGCTCATTGGTCCAATACTACTCACAGCACCAGCACCAGTGATACCGCTGGCAACTTTTGAGAAGTCAGCGGTGTTGATGGGAT